CTCCTCGTGTTGTGAATCCACCTGTAATTAAAACATCGGCAGCAATTGTCATTAGGCTGTTAGAACCAGAAGTATCGAATTGAAGATCCGTGTCTGAACTTAATACCCCTGACCCATTCGTAAACGGAATCCTGTTATTATTTAACCCCGTTGTTGTGATTGTACCGGTTAACGATGGATTAGCGAGTGTAGCACCTGTTATTGTTGATGTCCATTCGGGTACAGTTCCATCAGATTTTACTTGTAAAACCTTATATTCTGAACTTGACCCTATAGCGAGTTTTGCTAACGAATTAGTTGTATCTGAATATAAAATATCACCTTGCGTGTATGCTATTTGACCCGTACCACCTTTAGTTTCGGGTACGGTAGGTAAAACGGTGGTTGTAAGTGTACCACTCCCAGTTACTACATTAGCCGCGTTAATATCATGAATATCCGAACCACTCCCTTCAAACGTGGCGGCTTTTATTTTACCAGCGGTTGTGATTGTCGTACCCGTATCTGTTAAACTCATAGACCCATCGGATTCTGCGGTTGTATTCCCGAGAACGGCATCAAGAGTTAAGGGAACCTCTGCCCATTCGGGTATATCATTACCATCGAGTCTAAGAAATTTACCGGCGTCGTCATTAGAACCTGCGGGATTGAGTTGTCCGAGTGAATCACCCGACGTTTTACCGTAAAGTATTGTACCCGTTGCATAGCTAGACTGACCCGTACCACCACTAGAAAAGGGAATTGCTCCACTCGCAAATTGATTTGTTGGAATATCCGTTAACCCCGTACCCGAACCAGCAAATTGTGTACTCGCGGTTATAGTACTACCCGCTATTGTATTAGCCCCTGCAATTTTACCATAAAGTGCATCGGATGATTCTCTTATAAAAACATTACCCCCAACATCGACGTTACTGGTTGTATAAATACTCGTAAGTGCGTTCGTAAACTGAACCGTATTGGATGTAACGTTACCTTGGTTTACTATATTTTCAACCGTAAGGTTCGAAAGGTAATACGAATCACCCCTATAGTTTTGTGCGTTTACGTTACCGACGGTATCTAACGCGTATATTGATTGTGTTGGTACATTTAATCGAACTTGACCTTCATTACCAATACTTATAGCATGACCAGGTGCCGTATTCGCTACACCTATTGCCGACGAAGTGAGTGTACTTGTATGTATTGTACCAGAAACCTGAATTTTATTAGTAACATTTTCATCTATATTAACAGAAGACCCCGTTGTAAATTTAGTAGCTCGAGCTGTACCTTCAACACGAAGCGCGTTGGTATCACCTGTCGGTCCACACATGAAAACTTTATCCTTTACCGATAAGGCGTGTATCGGCGCACTATTTGCGACACCAACGTTAGAGCTTGTTACGAAAGATGTTATATCGTTATTAAACTGAACTGTATTTGAAGTTACATTACCTCTATCCGTCGAAGATTGTAAAGTGACACCACCTAGAAGGGTTGTAGGAACACTCGAATCAACAATTTCCTTTGTGACCGACGAGTAACCTACAAGATTAGAACCTGCTAAGTCAGCAACACGGAGTGGCGCCATATAAATAGAATTCGCATTCGTGACATCAATTGCAGTATCTGACGCATTAAAAACAATTGTGTTTTCAGCCTGATTCTCAGAAACGTGTTTACCAAACCGGATTTTGGTAGACCGTTCGATGGTAGGTATGTTTTTAACCATATTAATATAAGTATGTATTTTAATTTGCATAGATGAGACCGGCTAAACCATTTTCAATTCTGAGAATGTTATAATTAACTGCATATATAGGATCGGATATATTTCGGGTTTGACTATGTATCTTTGCTGAATCTAAACGACTAAAATTAAGTGTCCCTGTAGGCTGGAGAGAACTTGTTGATAAACAAAAAGAACACAAAAAGAAATCGGGTGACGTTACGAATTGTGTGTGGTAATAGTTTTGTACCTCCATAAAGTGTGGTTTCCCCCATCTAAAATTACCGATATCGAGACCATTAATTTCAATTTTAACCTTATTATCGGCGGATGTCAATGCACCGTTAACTGATGTATCTGAACACGCGAGGTATTTGACTGGGTGATTAAACGTAAGTTCTTGTGTAAGTTCCTGTGACGGTATACTTTTTTGAACTTGTGTGATGAGAATATCATGGTTTCGAGAAACAATATTCCCACGTTCCTCGTTATCGAGGTAATAGTAATTCGAATAACACTCGAAGTTATACGCCCCTGCTTGTGATCCCCAGTGAATACGCAACTCAACTTCATGATACTGTAAAGCAACTATTGGTAAAGCACACTGGGGACCTTCACAAAAGAAAAACCTTAACGGGTAAAAGTATGAACGTGCACTCACACCCGGGTGTGTTCCATTAGAACTCTTTGAAACATTGGATGCAAATGTATCTATGGCTATTTTTTCCGTAAACACTGCATCTTGTGTATCCACGACTTGACCACCGATAAGTAATTCGACCTTATCTATGAGTTCACTCCAATCTTGGTAATCGAGTGCTTTTGTGTTATCGTCTATAGTAAAATATGTATATCCTAACAAATCACCTGAACGTGGGAATTTTATGGATGACATTGAATTGTTTTTCACAGCTCCCTGTATCGTTTGCTTTTCGACGGATTGTGAAAAATTAGAATGTCTTTTAAAAGTTGAGTTAAAGAATGATATTTCCGGGTTACCCATTATATATTCGTCTTGAGCACCAATGGCAATGAGTTGAACAATACCGGAAGACATTTATATTAATAAGAGGTTAAAATTATAGGTACGTGACGCCCTGAAATAATTAGTAGGACAAGTTCTTTTTTTTGCAAACGAATTTAAAAACGAAAATGGCATCTCCACACAAAAGCGTATCACCCGCTTGGTCGTCTAAGTTAAAAGTTACTCTATCGAGTTTTCGAATTGGGTTATAATATTGTTGAATAATTGGGTATTCGTTTCTGAAGAAAACGGCTGTCTGTCCAGAGGTGGCACCATGCTTTTCGTGTTCACATATAATCGTTCCAAAAATACCATTTAAGTGGTTATCGGGACCGTCGAGGTCTTTTTTACCCCGTTGTGTAAAATGAGTTTTAAGTTCCTCTATGCCAATGTGTATACATCTAGTAGCATTATCGGTCACGTTAATACTCGCAGTGAGTAGTTGTACTTGGACAATATTTTCGAGTGGTGTTGGTAAATGAAGTGTAAAATCTGTATCATTCATGTTTAGATGTAGATTATCAAGTATAACAGTGTGATGTTCATATTCGAAATCGGGTAAAGTTGACTGACTGGTCACTAACGCCATTTATATATACTGGAGATTTTACTTCATCTTATAACTCGATTGCGCGACGACCAATTTTTGGCCACCACAAACACCACCTCTACTGTCGGAGTAATATTCACCGAGACACTCTTCCTTAGACTCGAGATTAAAGAGCGATTCTTCATTGGTCGTTTCGATATCGACTGGGCTGTAGTAGCTGGTTCTCAAGAATTGAAGAACACAGATTATGGCGAATACAATCGCGATAGATTTTAGGGTACTTTTATTTGTAGCGTTAAGTTTCATTTGTATTGAACATACATTTTTTTTATAAAGTGCGTTAAAGAAATTATAATAGTTTCAATATAAAGATTAATGGACGGTGAGATTATACTTAATCGTTCTAGTACACATGTTATGAAATTGGATGATAATGAACAGGCACTAATGAACGAGATTGAGATTGATATACCAAGACCCCAGCCTGTGAAAAAACAAATGCCTAGACCTATGAAAACACAATTTACACCACCACAAACACAAACTTTTCAGGAAGACATTGATTCTTTTGCTAACCCCAATAAACAAAACCACCAATCTGCTCCTCCACCAGAGGAACCCCTTGATTACGGGGAATACGATGATGACGAACCAGGTAACGGGTATGATTACGGCGGTGGTGGTGGTATGGGAGGTATTTACACAGAAGAAGAAAAACCATCACCAGGGTACAAAACAATAGATGAAGAAAAAGCAGACCTTGTGAATAAGATTGGTCGTTTAGAAAAGAAAGGGTTTACCGTAAATAAACGTTTGAACGCATACTCACCTATAGATGAACTCAGGACAGAGGTGAAACGAATCACGTATAGCATAGATGTCGATAAATCCGTAAAATTCTCGAGACGCATGCTTATTGCATGTACTACAGGACTCGAGTTTATGAACAAAAAGTATAACCCGTTTGAAATTCAACTCGATGGTTGGTCAGAAAACGTCATGGAAAATGTCGAGGATTACGATGA